CACACTTCATAAACAACAAACCAAAACAATACTATGCTTAAAGGAACAGACCCCAAATTGACGCTCGACGGAGCTTCCACCCGTGGAACTATCAGCACCGCTATGGGCAATCAAAAGCTCAATGGTAAGGGTGGAGTTTATAGCTCCAAGCCCCTTCCTACTGTTGGCAAGCCCGTTAAATAATCGTCACCGATAATCTTATGGCCGATACCTTGGAAGACATGGTAGAGGTCGTGAAGGGGTTCGTTGGCGATTCCGGTGTGTGTTCGTATGAACGCGCCGTTAAAGCAATTAACCAAGCACGGCGATTACTCTGGAACAAGAAAGCATGGACTACTCAAGAAGAGTATGTCCAGATTTGTTGCGTAGATAGGTGCTTCACGCTTCCTAATCGCTACGAGCAAATTAAGCTGGCTTGGATTGGAGATAACTCCGCATCGCTGGCTGATGAATGGTTTAATGCTACCAATGCCTATGCTCTGAAGGAGAGCCAATCCTGCCATCGTCTCATTACTGAAGTCGGCGGACTCCATGTGTTGTTCCGCGACTATACTACGCACCCATACCAAATTGGTGTAATGGCTGAAGAATCTGAAGACATTGGCGTAGAGTTGATGTTTGAAGCTCAAGACCAGTATGACACATACCATAAGGTTAAGGTGACTACGGAGAATCCTCCTACGCTGGCAAAGTCTGACCTCCTTGTGAAAGGTATTCGTGCAGTCAGCAAGCCTGTGACAAAAGGCAGGATTCGTGTATATGCCTACGATACTGCATTGGAAGCCAAGACGCTGATTGCTATCTACCAACCAAATGATGTGAACCCAACATTCCGCAGGTTCCGTGCGCCGAAAACCTGCGAGTGCATCACTCTGTATGCGAGCAAGAAGTTCTTTGATTTGGTTGATCCTAAAGAGCTAGTCGAGTTCACGGCAGATGCAATGATCTATGCTGTGCTGGCACTAAACTCTAGGGAGAACCGCATGGCCGCAGAGTTTATGAACAACTTGGCCCTTGCCGTGCAGGAGCAGGAGAAGGAGATGAGTGGCTACGAAATCCCAACTGCCGCACCGCCGAGATTCGCAGACTATCGCAGGCCAGAGAATCTTATTGAGGATACCTTTCTCTCCCCAAGTTCCAACGACTACTTCTTGTATCCATGACGCTTACTATTCCAGACAAGATTGATGCGAGGCAGGTAGTTGGTTATGGCGATCCAGATGATTTGATGAATCAGTTTGATTTGGCAATCCTAGCAATGCCTCCAAGGGAGTGTCCATTGATTCATAGATTTACGCCGGGTCTGTATATCCGAGAGATATTCATGCCGAAGGATACTACCCTTACTTCCTTACTTCATCTTACTACCCATCCATTCTTTGTGATGAAGGGAGATGTATCTGTCTGGTATCATGGAGTTCCGCCGCAAAGATATAAAGCCCCCTACACAGGGATCACGGAAGCTGGAACCCGCCGATTGCTTTACACCCATGAAGATACGGTTTGGATCACAACCCATGTGACTAGCTTGACTGATCCAGATGAAATTATTGACAGCATTACGAGTAGAGATTTTAATCCTCATGTTGACCCTAATGAACCCCGTGTTAATATGTGGAGACACAACCGCAACCAATTGAAAGATAAATAATGCTTTGGGAACCAATCGAGACTAGGTATCGTAGAGAGAACAAAATGTTCCATAGTTCTGGCTTTGCTATTGCGGCTGGAGTTGTAGCGGTGGGTGCGGCGGCTACATCAGCGGCGGTTAGTATGAGTGCTTCTGATAGAGCGGCGAAAGCAAGTGCTGCTCAAGGAAGAAAATATCAGAAAAGTCTTGGCGATGCTACGAGTGAATTTACTCGGAAACAGAATAAACTTCGTAAGCAGATTCAAAAAATTGATCCTACGCTTGATATTCCGCAATACAATTTGCAGAACGCTACGCTGGAAGGGATTGAAGCAGCTAATAAAGTTACAGAGAATACGCTGAAACAGATTGAGCGTATCGCTCCCGGTAGCGAGCAGGCTAGGATTCAGACTGGTAATATCATCGCAAGCTATCTCCGTGGAGAAGTACCGCAAGATGTCCGTGAACAAACGCAACGGATGCTTGCTGAAACTGGTGGTGCTGGGTTTAACTTTGCAACAGCAGGGCAAGGCATGGGTATCCAAGCCCCGCAAGCCAATCTCGCTAGAAGCCTTGGGTTGACATCATTGCAACTCCAACAAACCGGAATGGAAGCTAATTGGAAAAATACTGCACAAGCATTTGCGATGCAAGAACGCCCATCTACCATGATGCAAATTGCATTGTCTGGAAGGGGTCAAGACATCAATGTGGCACAGGCTAATATCCAAAACAGAATGCGTCAGGCTGAAATGATTGGGAATATTAACGCACAACTTTACAACGCCGCCACAGGCCAAGCCCAACAAGTTTATAATGTCGGACAGCAGAATATCGAGAATACATTGGCCGCACGGCAAGCAATCGCTTCTGGTGTATCTGACATTGGGCAAGCTACATCAAGCGCACTTTTTACTGGGTATCAGATCAATGCCGCTAATCAAGGATTAAATGTAGCGCAAAATCCTTATGGAATGTATTCAAATCGACCAATACAAGCTGGATCACAAATTAGCCAACAATACAGTTCTGGCAATTATCCAAGTATAAGTGATCGCCCTGTTGCAATTCCTTCCTAAATCACAATACTAATAATTTACTATGGCACTACCAGCAATGATTCAAGGATACGCGCAGGATCAAAGTCAACGATTCTCCGCATTGTCGCAGAGTTTAGCCCAGCTTGGTCAGCAGGTAGGCCAACAACTTGCTAATCGTGAATACCAGAGGCAAGCGCAAGCCGAGTTGCCGTATATGCAAGAGGCTATGAATCGTGCGATTGATAGGGTGCAAGCCAACGATATTGCACAAGGCTATCGTGAGATGATGACTGCGATTCCATGGAACAGCACGAATCCTTATCTGCAGCAAACCGCTCAAGGGATGATGGGAGCATTTGAGAGGGCGGCGGAATATCAGAATAAACTAGAGCAAAGAAAAGCCCAGTATGGTGGTGGTGGGACAGTTGGCGTAGGAATGTCTGGAGCTGATGTTGCTATGAGCCAACTAGGACTACCAGTAATGGGAGGACAACCAATGCAGAATCAACCTCCGCTTCAAGCATTGCCAGTTGATGGCGAGCCATTGCCAACTGGAGATACTGGAGCGGAGCCGCCTAATCTTACAGAAGGAGCCGCTGATATTCCTCCAACTCCAGAGGGCGTAGGCCAGCCAGATCAAACGCAAATTGAAGCCGCCAATGTTGCAGCGCAAGCTACCGATGCAACTCCTGCTAGATACGATAAGGCGGTAGAAGGAACAACGATTAGCAAATCAGACGATACAAGCAATTGGCAATCGACTGAAATTGTTGGTTTGTCTAAATTGTTTCCGAAGATAAATCTATCTGACGAGATTAAAATTGCTCCAGTTGGAACCAAGACCGAATATAGCCAAACATGGTCTGGTGAAACCAAAAAGGAAGGAGCTAGATTCTCTGGCACAAAGAGCATCAAGATAGATGAGGACTTGAATAAAAAGGCAAACGAATACGCCTCTGCGCTACAAGAATCAGTAAGTCTTATAGATGGAACTGGGCCGGAAGATTCCGATAAAACATGGTCAGAAATTATTCAAGAAGCTGGCGGAATGGGAAATGTAATTCCAGCAACAGCAGGCCAGAATGAATATTCTGTTAGAGTTAAAGGGAAAGAAACATACAATATCAATGAAGGAACATTTGAAGCATTTCAGCGAGTAAAAGGATTCCCTGCATTTGCATCTAGAACTGGAATTAAAGCGATGCCTAAAGAAAAAGGAAAACCAATTCAGCCTAAACCTACGCCCACTCCAATTCCAAATCGTCCGCCACTTGGTTCATTCTTTGGAATTAAATAAAATCTTGGATTGGTTGAAACCATGAAGTAAATATAAGCGCATGGACTTTTCTACAGAATCAATCAAGAAAGCTAGGGATGCTGGATATAGTGACGCAGAAATAACTGATTTTCTAGGCAAGCAAAACGAAGGATTTCTTAAAGCTAGTCAGGCTGGATATAGCGTTGATGAGATGATTGATTTCGCATCAAAGAATCCGAATATCTTTGCGCCACAAGGAACATCCTTCACAAAAGAAGTCCAGCAACTTGGCCCTGCTTTCATTGAATCGGTTGGCCGTCCGTTGGAATCAATGGGAGAGACGGCAGAGGTTCTTGGTTTCACAGATATTGGAACTGCGCTAAAGGGTGCTATTACCGAGCCAGAGAACTACGAGTCTGCTGCTGCTAGGTTTGCGGAACCAAAAGAAGGGGATGCTTCCTTCCTTGGATTCGCTTGGCAGTATGCACCGAGAGCTATCGTTGAGCAGGCTGGTCAGCTTGCAGGAAGCGTGGCATCTCGCGTTGCTGGTGGTATTGCTGGTGCGCCAGCAGGCCCAGCAGGTATTGCTACGGGCGCATTCGTAGGCCCAGCAATCTTTGAAGCCGCGCAGATCATTGGCCCAGTTGCAAAAGAACGAGCGGCAAACAACGGACGAGAAGTTCCAAATAACCAAGACATCGCTGGAGCAACGATTACTGCCATCGGTTCTGGTGCGCTAAACGCTATCGGTGCTAGGTATCTACCCGGCGGCGAGAAAGCTACTGGCAAGTTCTTCAAGCGCGTAGCAGCAGGTTTCTTGGGCGAAGCTCCTACCGAAGCAGGGCAATCTATTATCGAGCAAGCAGGCGGAACCGCGCTCACGGAGAAAGGAACGCAGGTAGATTTCAAGCAAGCGGCGGCAGAAGGATTGATTGGTGGCGGTGCTGGTTCAGCTATTAACGCTATCTCTTATCCTTTAACCAAGGATAGACCAGAAGCTCCGAAGAAGATTACTACCCAAGAAGAAGCCGCAGAGATTGAGATCGAAGGTCAGTCCAGCATAGAGGCGGCTAACCTAATGACTCCAGTTGGGGATGCAAAGACCAAGGAGAACCTTTCCGCAATTAAGGAGCTTGAGAGCTACAAGGCATCCAATGAAGTATTGATGCAAGCGTTGGAGCCTAATGAGCCAGAAGCCCAGCGCATCATGCTAGAGAATGCGGCGATTGATAAAGAGATTTCCAAGCTAAAGGGTGGCGTGATCCAAGCGGCAGAGCTAACTCCAGCAACTCCAGTAGAGGAAGAACAAGTCCGCCTAGCTAAAGAGATCGCCAAAGAGGAGCCTGTCACGACTCCCGCGCCAGAA